GCCTCGGTTTTCATCTGCTGGTGCATGGCGTCCAGCTTGGCCTTGTCAGCGTCCTGCTGGGCTTTGGCCTGGGTCTTGAATAGCTCGAGCTGTCCTTTGCCCTGCTCGACCTGCATCGTGTGCTGCTGCTTCTGCTGCTCGAGCTGAGCCTGTCCTTGGGCCTTCATCTGCTCGATTTGCAACTTAGGATCGGGCGGTGGTGGCACAGGCGGATTCTTGAGCGAGCCATCCGGGTTCTTGGCGGTCGGATCATTGAAGAACTGATCCGGGTTCTTGTGCCCCATGATCCGTGTGAGTTCCGCAGCAGTGTTGTAAAGCTCGCGGTCGCCGACCAGATTGGCCTTGCCGCCAGCCAGTAGTTCCTTCTGCACATTGCCAAGTGCCATGACCTGCGCAAATTGCTGGGCCTTGCCTCCAGATCCCAGCCCGACATGAATGGTCATGTCGTCGCGGGTTTTCCAGTTGCGCGGGTCAACCGGAACCCATTTGTTGCGCAACCGGACGGTCTGCTGTTCCTGCCCGTGCGAGCGAATGGTGTGATGCAGCAGAGAGAAGATGTCCCGGACGCCCTCGGCCATGATGCGCGCGATCAGCTTGATGCGCATCTGCGAGGCGCTGAATACCTGCGCCACGGCCGTCGCGGACTGGTTCTGCAAGGCGTTGGCGTCGATGCCCTGCGTCTGCTTGGCGAGGCCAGTGCGGCTTTCCAGTTCCGCATCAATGTATTGCATCATCGGGTAAATCGAGGTCGTGATGTCCGGCACACTCTGCCAGTTCAGCCCGCCCGGCGTCTTTGTGCGAACCACGCCACCAGGGCGGCTAACCAGAAGATCATCGAGAGTATTCGGTCCAGCATTTTGTTCCGCGACCTCAACGCGCGGATTGTTGTGCAGATAGAGGTTGTCCAGCGCGCCGCGCTTCAGCGCTGTCTTTTCCCGCTGCGCCGGCATGACGAGATCAGCGATCGATCTCCCAAAGAACCGATGGGTGATAGGAACCGGCGTGGTCGTGGCGAACGGGATCACGTCAACCGGTTCGATGACTGGCTTGCCATCCTTCTTCAGCACATCCCCGAGATCGCCGCCCGTCACCACCATGTAGAGGCAGGGCCGACCATCGCCGCGATAGTCCATCCGCACGTAATGCTCGGTGATCTTGATTGGCTGCGCCGCGGTGTTTAGGTCCGATGACGTCCAAAAGCTTTCGTGGACGGAATCGCGGGCCTGAACTTCAACGGCAGTCGGGGCCTGCCCGGTCCACGTCGTGATGGCGTTGATCTGGTCTTCGTCAAAGCCCTCGGCGATCAACTGCGCGCGGGTTTTGGTGACGACTTCGTGGAAGCAGTAATTGCAGGTCTTGATGTCACGGGCTGAGCGCTCGATGCCAAATTCTTCAGGCGGAACTCCGAGAGCACGGGCGCGGGCCAGCTTGCGGGTCGTGACGATCGTAACGTCGTGCGTGACGGGCTTGGGCGGTTCCGGTGGAATGGCCTGGAGCTGCTGGGCTGGGCTGGGCACAAGCGCGTTCTGCGGGCCCTGATCGATCGGGTCGCCCTGGGCCGCGCCGACGTATGCGTTCATTTGCTCGACGTCGTCCTATTTTCGTAGATGCGCTCTTGTTCTAAATTATACAAAATGCGCTCCTGAATACTGCGAGATAGTGATTTCCAGCGTTTTAAATATTTCTTTGGCCAAGACGCGGGAGGAGATAGCACCCGGCCGTTAGATGGAAAATTGATAACATCGCCCATCAACTCGCCTCAGCCTCTTCCTTGGGCTCCGCTTCGAGTGCCTTGGCCTGCCGAAGAAGAAATTGAGCACCAATTTTCAAAGCTTCAGCATCCGCATTAGTGCGGCCGGACTCGTTAATGACGCCGATGGAATAAGCATATATTGGGCCGTCGTCATTTGGCTTCAGAATGATGTTGTAAGTGGTTACAGTCATGATGGTTCCCCCTCCTCTTTTGGCTCCGCAGCCTCGTCCTCGCCGCTTGCCGTGTGCTCCACGATCTTCATCGCCCCGTCCGACATCTCCACGGCCATGGCCAGCGCGTCGAACTCGTCTTGCGTCAGGTCGTAATAGCTCTCCCGCTCCTCCTGCTCATCCTCTTCCCACCAGATCTTCACAATCCCGGTCTTGGAGAGTAGTGCATCCTTCACAAATCCGTATAGAACCATGAAGCCGGGGTTCTGCTGCATGAAGACGTGGTTGACGTAATCGGTCTCTTGCTGCGCGGCTTCCTCGTCCTCGGGGCCGACCGGCTCAAACCTGACCACTTCGTCAGATCCGGCGAAGATGTCCATCAAATGCGGCATCAGCCCTTCGATGGTATCTGCCACGTCGGTCGAGACAGCGCGTGAGCGGCCATCCTGCGCCGGCATGTCCTTTTCCATGTGGCCAAGGTAGTAATCCATCGCATTGGCGCGGTCATCAGCTAGGTTGGCGGCCGATAGCGCAGCCATGGCGCTGGATTTCTCGCTTGCCAGCATGGTCTTGATGTCGTCAACGCTTAGTTTGGCCACTTATCTCCACCCCCGGTTTTCGTAAGCCAGCGATCGGTTAAAATCGGGACTCGCCGGCTGATAGCCATCTGAGAACACCATGAATGAATCAGCCCCGTGACTGTGTTCATCATGCCTAGGGTGATTGCGCCAAACCCCAAGCTTTTCATCCCAATCTCGGCTGTAATTTTCCAAGTGAACGATTCCAGCTGCACATCCAGCCTCATCGAAACAGCAGCCCGGTAGTTTCTCGCGAATGCTCTGTATTGAGTTAACCTTGTCCGGGTTGCGCTCGACCGTTTCGAACGTATACCCGAGACCCGATGCTATTGTCTTGATCGTCTCGGCCTGCCCGCTCGTCGCGGTCTGGCGCCTATGATCCACGTCATGAGGCGCCAGATGTTGGCCCCATGTAGCTCCTCGGAGTGCCCGCCACTTCTCAAGCCAGTTGAAATAGTGGCCGAGGCCCATGCCGGAATCTTCGAAGTAGCCAACGAACCTGTTTTCCCCTGCGATAAGCTGATGTAGCCAGATCGTCTGAGTGTCCCCGAGCCCAAAATCCCACATTGTATCGACGGCAATCTTGGGTACGAAGGGAAATGCTCCGATCTTTCCGATCTGGCGCAAAGCTCGCATCTGCTTCGCGAAATATGCCCCTTCGCGAGCAGCCCTGAAAGCTTCGTCTGGTGTGGAAGGATATTCCTTCCACATGTCGTCACTCTGCTCGATCTTCTTAGCCACATACCACCACTTCTGAGGGTCTGTTAGTTCGATCCCTTGTTCGGCCAGGAGATCGTCGAAGTATTTCTTATCTTCCTCAGTTATTAGATGCTCGTCAGAAGTCCGATATGTAGGATCTTGCCACCAAGCAAAGAAATGAAACCGATATTCGAGATCGCGAGGAGCCTTGTTTGTATCCAAAATAGAGCGCGCCTGTTGCGTCTTGTCGTAGAAGTCCCCGGCGCGGCCCTCAGCAGTACTCTCGATAAACACCAACTGCCGAGGCGCAATCGTGTTCAGCGTGCCAGACTTGATTTCCTTGGCCTTGTCAGGTGCCTTGGCGCAAATCTTGCCATATTCTGAAACGTGGATCAGGTTCTTTGTCCCAGACCGAAGAGAAACGCCTGTCTCTATCCCAGATCCGTTACCAAACTCAATCTCAGTCGCATTATCAGACTTGACCGTGACAGCGGCTTTGATCTGATCGGGCAATGTCTCATACGAGAACTTGATCCGCTTCAAGAGCCCCTTGGCATTGTCCAATGTATCTGCGACCAACCCTGCTGCAAAGTTATCGTTGAACAAGCAACAATCGAGCGCTAGCAATAGGATCAGGGTCGAGAACCCCATCTGCCGCGCCTTGAGGATAATGTTCAGAAAATGAAGGTCATCCAGCAGCGCGCTTTGTGCCTCATTCAGTTCAAACTTGACGACTTCTCCGAGCTTGTTCTGAATGAAGTAGAGATTGTTCAGGCGCCAACGCCGGTCGGCCCACTGCTCAACAATCTCCTCACTTAGAGCGAGTGCGCCCATTGATAGCCCTCATCAGGTCAGCAATCGAATTGCCGGCCTCGTGGGTAGTCTCCTGCTTATCGGCCAAGCCCAGATCCCGCGCGATGATATTCGGATTGAGAAGACCCGCCGCCGCGCCTTGGAACTTCTGGGTGCGGATAATTTCATCCACGCGCGTTGTGATGTCACCAAAATCTTCGCGCCTTCGGTATTCTCCGAATGCTTGTTGAGAAATATCCAAGAATATACAAAGGCTTGCGACGGTCATCGCCCTCATCTTAGGCAGTTCTTGAAGCGTTACTGCCCCTTGGTATGCAAATGCCTCAGATTCCAGGAGCGGGTTCTGCTCAATCCACTCGAAATATTCGCAACAAGCGGTCCATAATTCATCTGGCGAGCCAAAGATCGGAGTGCGGCCATGTGAGCTGCGCGCCTCCCAGAACTTGTTGCCGATCGGTGCGGCCATAGATTAGCGCTTCCCAATACCCCCGAGCAGCCCGCGAGCCTTGCTCTTGATGCTGTCCTCGGTGCCTTTGGAGATGTTGCCGGCGTTGTACGATCTGGTCGCGCCAGAGATGGCCAAGCGCTGGTGAGTCGGATCATTGACCGGGAACGATTTGCCAGGGCCGGCGAATTTGCTCTTGGGCATACTGGCGCGTTTGCCGGATGTGAGCTTCATGCTGTTTCCTCGACAAGTTTCCATTTCAGGAGGACCGAAGGAGCAAAAGCATCCCGCTGGATACGACCATCGACATCGAACCACTGAGCCGAGACGAATCCATCCGTGCGCTCGCCTTCTACAGTCATGAGAGGACCGCCGGTCTTCTTGGAAACGACATCACCTTCAAGATATGTCATTTATTCCTCTTGGAATTTGGCGATCCCCCTTGGCTTTCACCAAGGCCGTA